ATTTACGAAGTTCAAGCAGATAGTTTGAAATAGCTTCATTGATTGAACTTTGAAGGTTCGACCACCCATAGCCAACATCAAAGGTGATATTGGTTTTCACGGTCACTTCACGATTTTTCGCACTCTGCACTTTCACAATATGCCCGATAGGTGCAACCCCGTACCCTTCCCCGGCGTATTCGTCAGGATCAATTACTTGCTGCACCGTCTTAATCAGGGTATCGGAAGCAACCCCAAAATCAGAATTCAGGATTGTTAAAAGCACCGTTCCCCCGGTTGTCAGCTTCCGGTTCAGGGCTGCATCATACACGGTTTCAAGCCATGCGGCAACTTCCCCGGTCAATGTGGGTTTAATCGTGTTGAACCACGCTTGAACCGCTGCGGAAGGTATCATTTCAGCGGGGCGAAGATCGTTATTCCAAACCCTTGTTACTTTGGTACTTCCCACGCCCGGAATAGCGTTTGTTTTTTCAAGGTAATCTTGAACATTCCCGCCGAAAGCCTTTTCTTTGAAGCTGTCAAAATAGCGGGTTCGTAAATCTTCCGTATCTTCTTCATCCTCGCCGGGGATAAGAACATCCGTAAGTTCAGCGGTTTCAAGCCCTTGTATATACTCAATCGGGATCATAGTTCCCAACTGCTGATTTCCCACAATTCCGGGGGTTTCACATTGCACCTGATATTGTCCATCAGCAATTTTTTCAGTTACAACGAAATTGATTGAACCGATATTGAACCGCTGTCCGGCAACATCAATGTTTGTGGGTGTGAATTCGCCCTTCAAAACAGCGTGGGTTGCTTCATAAGGGGTAATTCCTCTTTCCTTGCACCGCTTGATAAGATATTCCCTTGAAGCACTATCCCCGTATGCTTCCGCAATCAGGGTGTTCAACTCCACATAAAGCAATTCCAATTCAAGGGCTGTGGGGGAATGGGTGTCAAAGATAACCGAACCTTCCCGCTTGTCGAACTTGTCAGATACCCGGTCAAGCATCCGTTCAAGGATTTCACGATAAGTTACATCATACATTTAGAAATTCACCACCTTTTCAGCAACCACATCACCGAAAACGGTATGTGCGGTAAAAGTTACAAGGATTTCACCCTTTTTTGAAATGTTAAATTCAAAATTATCCACGCTTTGAATTCTATCATCCCATGTTAGGGCTTCCGTGATCCTGCGTTCCAATTCAGGGCAAACATAAGAAACGGGTTCACCGTACAAATCAAGCAATTCAATCCCGTAATTCCACGAATACATAACATATTGGTATCGTTCCGTGTTCAGGATTTTATATATTGCCTGTTTCATTGCTTCCTGTCCGTCTGTATAGCCCCGGATCAGATTGCTTTCAAGATTCATTTTGTAGGTATGGGTTGGTTGTTCTGTGATCTCGAAATCCTGTTCAAGAAAGGCTGTGGTTGAAGGTATCATCCGATTCTATCCACCACAATATATTTTTGCCCGCCCTGCTGCCGGATAAGAATCACTTCATCACCGACAACCAACCCATTATGTACGGTGATTTTCTTCCTACCCTTGATAGGGTGTTTGTGGGTTTCATAGCTTGCGTACCCGCTGCCGCCGCCTTTATTTTCTGTGTTCCAATCAACGGTTACTTCCGTTACAAAATCGGTAACATTCCGGGTAAGAATAAGCTGCCCTTCACCCAAAGGCAATTTCTGTTCCACAAGGATTTTCAAGGGGGAAGCACTTGTTACCTTTCCGAAACAGACTTCAACGGGCTTTGAAGCCTTTACCGCATCCAACGCCGCCCGTTTGATTGTTTTCACAAATTCAACTGCATCAGGCAATAAATTCACCCCCTCGAAGTGTTAAATCCATAAAATGTGAATCCAGCTTAAAGGTGTGTTTTACCTTTTCGACCAACATAAAATTCTTTACATTGGTATCACCCAAAGCAAGATTTATCACAACCATGCTTCCGGCTCTAACTCTTGTATCACCGATTGCATTTGTAATTTTCAGATTTCTTGTTTTGCTGTTGTATAGCTTCAACAGGGCATCAGCCTTTGCTTGCCCGTTTTCGCCCTTTTGCAGCGTGTCAAAATACTGCAAAACGCCCCATTGGTTCATGTGGCTGCTGTCCTGTGCAATATACACTTCCCGCTTTCCTGTTTCCTCATTATCATAGGTCAGCTTCACCTTGTTGTAGGTGTCGCTGTCAATGCTGGAAGTGTATTCAAAATTTTCCCCGGTTTCTTCATCAATCATCAGGTAAGCCCCCGGTTCACCCACATACATTGAAGAAATGTTTTTCAAGGTCAGCTTGCCGAAATCGTCAAACAACACGAACATTTCTTTGCTGTTCTGCAAGGTCAAATCAAGGGCATTTTCTATCATGTCAAATAGGGAAGTGTTATCTTCCACCCGTGAAGCAATCACAAACCCGGTATCTTCCAAAGTTCCCGTATTCAAAGAAAAATCCGCTGCCAGCATTTGAATGAACTGTGAAGCGGTTTTGTTCTCATAAACATAGGTATCTTTGTTGTTCAGGTATCTTAATTGATCGTAGGCGGTCACTTCTATAATCTGATCCTTATCCCGCTTTTTACTGAATACAAATCCAAAGAAAACGGGCTTGCCGTCAACTTTCAGGCGAACCGCCGCCCCTTCCTGAAAATTGATAACGGCATCTTTTACAAGTTTGAAGGTCAGCTTGCCGGGGGTGCTTCTTCTTTCTGTACTCCATTCAATACCTTCTTCCACAATCGGAATATAGGCTTTTTCACCGGAAGGATCAGAAATCAAAAGTTCAACATTCATTCTTCACACCCCCTTAATCGAATGTTCCATCATCTACCCACCCATATACATTTGAACCGGAATCGGTGTGTATCAAGTGCCACGGGTGGGCTTTTCCTGAACCGTTTGCAATCGTGATTTTCGCTTTTCCTGCCCTTGCAGAATAGCCCTTTGCCCCCGGATAGGAACTATAATAGTGTGTGCCACCATGAAAATTCACTATATCACCCACTTTGTAGCTTTTTTGTGCCGGGGGATCGGCGGGTCTTTGCTTTTCAACCTTTGCTTTAGGTTTGGAAGCGGCAATCTTGATATTTACGGTTTTTGTTCCATAATCCCGGTATTGCTTCAATTTGATTTTTACCGTCAAATCAAAGCCATCTTTCGCCTGTTCGATGATCTTGTAATCTTCCATTGATACCTTCATATTGGTTGAAAACAATACCTTCCCATTCGGCATAGTCCGGGAAACGATAAATTGAAAGGGCTTCTTATCCGCTTTCAAACTTTCAAAGTAATCAAGGAAATAAGAAGCCCCCTTGAACCCTGATTTATAGGTTGCAAACGGATATTTCACTTGTGGGATTCTGCACTCAAATTCAATATCCGTAAGTTCAGGGGTTTTCAAAATATTGATTTCCCCTTCATTTATCAGGGTAAGCGTATCATTCGCATTGTTGATTTTTACTTGCAGCTTTTCCGGGGCGATTGGTAACAAGCATTTTTTCAGGTAAAAATCATATCCGTTTTTGCTCATTACTCATGCACCCCTTCCGCTATTCTGTCAACCGCTTCATTTGCCGCATCTGTTAGCCCTGAAACAATACCATCCAAATCCATTTTACCGGAAACGGTGTTGTGGTTCGTCTGTTCAATGGTAATTTCAGCGGTTGTAAATCTGTTCACCGCTTCCTGCTCTGCAATATCACGAAGATATTTCAAATCTTCTTCTGTAATATCCATGCTGTCAGCGATTTTTCCGGTGTTTCCGGCAATATCATCAACACCGCTTCCAATCCCGCCAATGCCTGAACCGTAGTTTCCCAAATTTGCGTAATCATCCGCACCGGGTACATTGGTATTAAACAAACTGGAAGGATCGAAATTCGCAATGCTTTCATCAATGCCTTCACCGAAGGAATATCCGGCATCCCAAGCCGCCCCGTATTCAAACCGACCAAGTTTCATATCGTCAGCGTTCATTTTCGCCATGACTTCTTCACCCTTGCCGAAGGTATCATCTACCCAACCGCCAAGAGAATCACGCCAACCCTGAACACTTCCCGCAAGGTTTGAACCGAAGATTGCATCAATAGCCGAAGCCAACGCTTGAAGAATTCCAAGCACGGTATCAGCCAAATCAAAGAATAATCGGCAAACTGCCCCGATAGGATCGGTGAACACATTGCCGATAAAGTTTGCCACGGTTGCCACAAGGTTGTAAATCAGCACGAACACATCAACAACCAAATTCCACAAGGCAACAAAAATATTGCCTATGAACGCAAGGGCAACCATGAACGCCCCGCAAATAATACCCGTTGCGGAAACGGAAGTTCCGGCGAATTTATTCACCGCTGCCACCGCCGCATAGAACAGGGCAATCAGGGCGATTATAAGAATGATTATCCACACGATAGGGCAAGCGTACATTGCAGCGTTCAGCCCGTATTGTGCGGTTGTTTCAGCCCATGTTGCACCCGTTACAAGCATTGTAGCCGCTGCCATTATGCCCTTTGCTACCGCAACGATCCCGTGAACCGCCGCCATAGCCATTTCAGCCCCTTTTGTCAGCAACAACCACCCATAATAAACCGCAAGGGCGGCTGCTACACCGTAAATGATAGGGGATAGCCACGACCAATTATCAGCCACCGCACCCGCAACACCTACAAGCAAATCAAAGATTTCAAGGGCAATGCCCGCCACCATTGAAAGCCCTTCAATAGCGTTGTTCACGAACTCTTGAAATGCTTCACTGTTGGCAATTTCATTCATTCGTTGAAGAACAGGCTGAAACGCCATCAAAGCGGTATTCTGAAAAGAAGTCCAAATCTGCGAAAAGGTTTTCGGCATACTTTCAAATTTTGCGTTGGTATCATCAGCCGCCGCAAACATAGCCGCCTTTACAATATCGGCGGG